CCGCCCGCGAACGTGTCGCGCTCCGAATACCAGTAGGAGTTCGGGTGCTTGATGAAGCCGATGCAGCCGGCGTCCGTGTGGTTGCTGTTGTAGCTGAACCCGCAGTTCACGGTGCGGACCATGCCGCCATCCACGGCGCAGATGGCCCCTTCCGTCGTCCGCCCGTTCCAGCCCCCCGTGAAGTTGATGCAGAACCGCGGAATGACCAGGCGCGAAATGGGCACGCCGTTCACCGAGGTGATTGGGGGGCCGCCTTCCGTTGCCGGGGGGAACTCCGTCGTGATCGTGGTCGGGCTGACGGGCTGGTAGTAGGTTCCCTCAAGGTCGGGATCGTCGCCCGCCGAGGCGTTGCGGCGCAGCCAGAACGTGGCCGTGAGGGAGAGGCGATCCGACGCCACGGTCTCCACCACCAGCGCGCCCGTGACCGCCGCCGCGTCCTCGTCGCCGTAGATGGCCTGCGTGCCGACCGCATACCCCGGGACCACCCGGTCCGGCAGCGCCGTGCCCACGCCGATGGTCACCGGAACCCTTCCCGATACAGTCGTGCCATAGTCGATGGAGGTGATCGGGTAGCTCGACGGCGTGCCCGAGCCCTTTATCGAAAACTCGTTCTCGTTGGCGCGCGCCTCGATGCTGTCGCCGTAGAGCTCCCAATAGCCATCGGGGATTTCGAGGTCGATCTTGCCGAAGGAGCCGGCCTGCAAGCGCCGATAGCGCACCAGCATCTCGTGCAGCTCGGCCGCGGTCATGTCCTCCTCAAAGGGGACCGTGACCACCAGCCGCGTGTCGGGCTCCAGGTTTCTCGCCGTGCCGTTGCCGTCGAATACGGCCTGCGCCTCCGCGTCCGACTCCACCAGCGTGGCGAAGCCGATCATGTCGGTTACGCCCGTCAGCCCGGCCTTGTAGGCCCGGTTGTCGCGGAACACGGCGATGGTGTCGGTAACCTCGGGATCGACCGAGGCCACGCCCTCCAGGTCTCCAAACACCGCCGTTCCCGGCTCGACCGTCTGGTTGGGCGCCCAATCCGCGGGGATCGTGGGCCGAACCGTCCAGGTCATACGCAGACCGCCACGGGGGTGAGCGTGTCCCCCATGCTGTCGCCAAGGGACTGACGCTCGAGATCGTTCAGGATCGTGTCGAGCAGGCCGCCGTACTTGGTGACCAGCTCGTCATCCACCAGATACAGCGCCGCCTCCAGAGCGACCGCGTTGAGGTAGATGTCGGGGTGGCTTTCGATCAGCCAGTTCGTGTCGTCTTCCGACGTAAGCGCCGGGATCTTCTGGTAGAACGACAGGTCGGCCACGTAGGCGTCATTGGGGCTCGGCAGATACCAGAACTCGCCGCCGACGATGCTGTAGTACTTGGGCTTCCCCGCATCGGAATTCGCCGCTCGGACATGCTCCATGGCCTGCGGGGTCAGGTAGACCAGCGGCTCATCATCGAGCGAGAAGGACAGGACGCCCCCGAAGTAGTCCGGCACGGCGGAGAACTCGTCCGCCAGCGTCGCCGTGGTGCGCACGACCATCTCCCGCGTGCGCAGCCGGCGGTTCAGCTTGGCCTCGGCCAGCTGGATGAACGTATCGACGTTGGCGATGATGTTGGTATCGCCGGGCCGGACGACATAGCCGGGGATCAGCGCGACGAGGGAGGCGTAGTCCATCTAGAACCTCCAGTGAGCCGTGCGCAGGTGGCTCCAATCCGAGCAGTTCAACTTCTGCTTGAGCTTGTCGGCGTTGGCCGGGTCGAAGCAGTCCCACCCCTCCTCGTTGATCCATTTCTGGCGCACGATGGCGGGGATGGTGGCGGCTCTGCGCAGGGTCTTGTCCGCGTTCCAGCCGTTGTTGTGGTTGGCCTGCGCCTTGTTGTGGTCCAGCAGCGGGGCCACGTCCTGCGAGCTGATGACCTGGTAGAAGCCCTCCGACTGGCGGCTGTCGTCCCACTCGTGGACAACGCCCGAGGAGGAGGTGAAGAGGGCCTTTCGGCTCACGCCTTCCACTCCGCTTCGGCCTCGACTTCCTTGGGCTTGGGCTGGGCCTTCGGGCGGGCGCCCTGAATCTCTGCGAAGCCGCGGTCCTCAAGGTCGAGCGCGATGGAGGCCGCGACCTTGAACTCCTCGTTGTGCTCGTAGAACTCGTCCCCCTGCATCGGGTGATGCACGCCGTTGGAAATCCGGCCCGCGCCCTTGAGGGTCACGCGAACGGTCACGAGGGGGTCTTCACGCACCGGCTGGGCCGCGCGGGGGGCTACTTTCGCCATGGTCTCTCTGGGAAGGCGAAGGGGGGCCGAAGCCCCCCCTCTAGTTGCAGGTCAGGCTCAGGTGAGGTCGGCCACGACTCCGCCGCCAAGTTGGTTGCGGCAGACGAGCAGCTTCTCGGCGATCATCTGGAACTTCTCGTTGTCGCCAGACTTCGCCAGCGCCTGCGTGAACAGCGGGCGCAGGGTGCCGACGGCCCACATTTCCGGGTCGATCAGCAGGCAGTCGCGGGTGAGGCCGTAGGCGTGCGGGATCAGGGTCAGGTTGCCGAAGTCCGAAACGTAGACATCAGCGCCGCCGATGATCGTCGCCAGCTTCTTGCCCGGAGCGTCAGCGCGGATATCCGCGATGCCGGTGAAGGCAGAGAACTGCTGCTTGTGGGTCGCACCCATGTAGGCCTGGCTGAACTTCGCGCCGTTCGAGAACGCGGTCGCGAGAACGGCCTTCAGCAGGGCCTCGGTGAAGGTCCGCTGCGTGCCGTTGGTGGCCGCAGCCACGACGCCGGCCGAGAAGCCGCCGTCCGAGCCGCCGGAGCCGCGGGAGTCGGCCGTGGTGATCCACGCCAGCGCACCGGCCGACTTGCCGGTCGTGGCGCCGTCTTCCGCCACCGACGCGTAGTTGCCGATGAAGCGGGCCTCCATGTCGCGGACGATCTCCTTGCCCTTCAGGAGCTTCTGGCGGGCGAGTTCCGACGCGCGGCCGGCGGTGTCCACGGCTTCGGCAGTGCCCGAGACCACACCGGACTTGGTGAAGATCTGCGTGCGGTTGCCGACGCGGGTGGGAGCGTTGGCGGCCCCCAGCGTGCCGGCGTCGTCGCCTTCCAGAGCCGCGTTGGTGGCGTCCGGGGAGGCGAGGGTTTCGGTCTGCCACTCGTGGTAGCGGTTCTTGACCTTGACCTTGCCGATGTTGGAGGTGAAGGGCGTCTCTTCCGCGGCGACGCGGTAGATGACGTTTTCGAGGTCTTCGCGCACACCGACGTTGGTGGCCGAGACGACGGTATTGGTGGGTGCAGCCATTGGTTACAGTCCTAACTTCAGGATGAGGTCCACGGCGTCGTCAGTGCTGCGCGTCTGCGCGAAGCGGTTCTTGAGCGCCTGAACCTCGCGTTGGGGGGAGGTCCCCGGCTGGGCCGACGTGGGTTTCACGGGCTTGCGCGGGGCTTCGATGGGCTTGCGGGTCGTCGCGGTCTTGGCGGCGGCCTGCGCCTGGTCGAACTTCATGGCCTTGTAGGCGATGGAGAGTTCGACGGCGGAGGCGGCGGTCAGCTGTTCCGGCGGGACACCCTGGGAGACGAGGTATTGCCCGAGTTCGGCCCGGCGTTTGGGGCCTTCCACGGGGTCGGCGAGTTCCGGCGCGACGGTTGGGAGCTTGCGCCCCTCCTCTTGCAGGAACGAGGCGAAGGCGTTCCGGTCGGCCTCGGCCTTGGCAGCCTGAAGCTGCTGTACCTTGTGTTGGGCCGCCAGCGCTTCGCCGGGGTTGGTCCGAAGCCATTCTTCCCAATCGACGGGGCCGAACAGGTCTTCGTTCAGACGCGCCGCCTCGAAAAGCTCGTTCAGCTTCTCGGCGGCGGTCTGGTATTGCTTGGTCGCTTCGGCGCTGCGCTGGATGAACTGCTCGGCGGCGCGGTTGCGGTTGTTCTCGTGCTCCACGATGGCCGCCTGAACCTCAGGGGGCGCTTTCGCGAAGGCGGCCTTGTCCTCGGCCGACCAGAAGTGCGGGGCCTCTACGGCCGGGGCGGGCTCAGCCTCTTCCTCGGCGGGCTCTTCCTCCGCTTCCGGCTCGGCGTCGTCGGCCGGCTCTTCGGCGGATTCCTCGGCCGGGGCCTCGGCCTCTGGCTGTTCGTCGTTCAGCAGCGCAACGGCGTCCTCATCGGACAGCACGGCGTCATCCGAAGGAGCTTCGGTTGCTTCGGTCATCAATCACCTGGTGGTGGGCGTCCTAGGAGGACGGGAATTGCGCTGCGATGGCCTCGGCCACCTTGCCCGTGTCGATCACGGACTGAACGGCCTGCTTCACGGCCTCCAGCACCTGAACGGAGAGGATCAGCTTCTCGCGCATCAGGGCGTCGGTAATGGGTGTGGCGGCGGCCTTCTCCAGCAGCCCCTGACGGACAGCGGCGAAGGCGGCTTCGGTCTGCTCAAGCTCACGGGCGGCGGCGTGGCCCTTGGCTATGGCGTTAGTGGACATCAACGCGCTCCCACGTGCCGTCAGCGGCTTCGCGCCACAGCACGCCGTCTGTGCCCATCTGCCAGTTGCCTATGCTCATCGGCGGGCCGGGCTGGAGGAAGCGAACGGCGTGAGCATTGGTCCACTTCGGCCGAAGATCGACGCGCAGCAGGCGCGCCAGCCACATGATGAACGCTCGCCTCATCCGACTTGCCCCCCGAAGCGCACACCGGCGCCCTGTGACGCCTGCATGGCGTTGCGCAGGGTGGCCATCTGCATTTCCATCTGCATCTTCTCGCGGGCGATCTGCACTTCAGCCTCGGCCTTCTCCCGCTCAAGCTGAAGCTCGGCCTCCTGCTTCTGCTGCTCCATCTGGAGCTTGGCCTGCTCGATCTGCATCTTGCCCTGCATCTCGATCATCTTGGGATCGGGCGGGGGTTCCTGCGGCGGGATTTGCGCCGGGTCGGTGATGTAGGGGTCGGCGTTCTTGATGCCGGACTTCTCAAGGTAGCGCTTGGCGAGCTTGTAGCGGTTTTCCGGCGTGACCATGGGCGCTGTCGCCGGGTTCATCATCAGCGAGTCCTGAAGCTGGAGCCCGTTGCCGAGTGCAGCCTGCTCTTCTTCTCGCCCGCCAGCACCAACGCCGATCTCAATCGTCATGTCCGCGCGGTTGCCCCAGCTCGTGGGGTCCACGTCCACCCACTGGTTGCGAAGCCGGACCTTCTGCGCCTGCGTCGAGTGCGTGCGGGTCAGTTCGTGCAGGCCGAGGAACAGGTCTTTCAGGCCCGTCTCGGCGAAGATGCGCGCGATCATGCGGATGCGCTTCATCGCCTGCGTCATCAACTGCTGCGCACCCTTGGCGGTGTCGTGCAGGGTGTCGGGGTTCAGGCCCTGCGCGTTGCGCACTATCCCCGTGCGCTGCTCGGCCATGGTGGAGACGTATTCGAGCGCCCCCTGAACGTCGAAGCTCAGCGCGCCGGCCCCGATTGGCTTGATCGCGTTGCCCGACTTGGAGCGGATGGGAACGCCCGGCTCATTGCGCAGGAGGTCGGCAATCGTGTTCTTGCTGGCCTGCTCTTCCGACACCTCGACGCGCTGGTTGAGGGCGAAATAGCCCGAATCCAGCAGCATCCGCACGAGCGCCGTCTTGATGCGCTGGATCTCCAGCAGCTTGTCGGCCAGCGACTCCCCGTAGAAGCGGTGCGCGACCATGTAGGGCGTCAGCGCGGCGAAGCACACGCGGTTGATGCGGGTCTTCTCCAGCAGGATCGAACAGTCGCGGTCCGTGACCACGGAGTAGCGGACCAGCTTGTTGCCTTCGAGAACCTTGATGCAGTGCTGGAGGATTTCCACCCGGCGCAGGTCGTTCGTCGCCGCGTCGCGCAATTCCTCGCTCTCCGAAGCGGTATCGCGCGCCTGCGCTACAGCCTCGCCGGTCTCGACGCAGCCGGGCAGATCGTCCACCTTGGACCGCTCGTAGCCGTCCGCGATCAGGTCCTGCGCGCGGGGCCGCGAGCGCATGACGCAGTAGGTCGCATCACGCAGGGCCACGGTGTCGGGGGCGACGGCGAAGTCTTCCGGCGGGACCGCCTTGAACTTGGCGCAGCCCGCCTTCTCCACCTTGCGGACGGTGACCTTGAAGCGCGGGTCCGCTTCCACGAGCCCGCCCTCGGCCGCCTCGGCCTTGACGATCTCGTATCCGGCCTGCTCCAGCATCTGAAGCTGGACCGCGCCAACCTCCAGGCTCTCTTCCTGGTATTCGTCCTCGTTCCACCAGAAGGTGAACACGCCGGTCTTCACCAGCAGCGCGTCCTTGAAGGCGGTGTAGAGAGCCCCAAACCCGTCGTTCTCGTTGAACACGACGTGGTTGATGAAGTCGGTCTCTTGCGCCGCGCCTTCCTCGTCCTCCGGGCCCTGCGGCGCGAAGGAGGCCACGTCATCCCCGCCCGTGAAGATCTCCATCAGGTCGGGCAGCACGGTCTCGATGGCGTCGGCCACGTCGGTGCTGACAGCGCGCGAGCGGTTCGGCAGGCTCGGCACGTCGTCCATGATGCCTTGCGCGTATTGCAGGGCCTTCTCGCGGGCAGGCGCCAGTTCGTCGTCCTGATCCAGCCCAATCGCGCGGTCGAACTCGTCCTTGCAGAGCTGGAGCAGTTCGTCTGTCATTAAACGGCTCCGAATGAGGGAATGACCATGGCCTCGGCCTTCCGCGGCTCGTCGTAGGCGATGCACATCAGCCCGAAGGCGTCGGCCGCGTGGGAAGACCAGTCATGCTCTGGACCAAGGCCGATGTTGCGGGCCTCGTCCTTCTTCTCGTGGTAGTAGCCAAGCGCCTCGCGCCCGGCCTCGGTCTTGGGGGCGAACCACATGCGGTTGAACAGCCGCCGGGCCGCCTCGATACGCATCATGGCCGCGCCCTGACCCTGGTTGGGGATCACGGTAACGTCGAAGCCCGCGTCCCTCAGGTGGTCGGCATAGCGCTTGCCGGTGATGGTGTTGGTGTTCACCCCGTCATGGGGCAGGAAGCACAGCGCTTCACCCCAGCCGCGGCGGCGAAGCTCGTTGACGTAGTAGGCGAGAACCTGTCCCTGCCCTTCGATGTAGTCGAGCACGCGGATTTCACGGTCCACGAACTGCACGATCCAGATGGCGTTGGCGTCCGCCTTCGCGCCTGCCCCGCCGATGTCGAAGTAGGCGCGAACGGACAGCATCTCTTCCACCGGCAGGCGGGTGATGCGGCCCTCTTCCTTCGCCTTGGCCAGGTGCTTGGCGAAGTAGGCCCCTTCCAGCGCCCTCGCATAGTCGCCCTCCCAGATGTGCGGGTAGCGATCCGGGTAGAGCTCCTTGTCTAGCTGGCGCTCGGCTTCGAGCACGTCCGGGAACCACGGGTTGTCGCGCCAGTTGGCCTCAACGACGACCGCGCCCTCGGGCTGTTGCCCCCTCAGGAACTCGTCAATCGCATCCGTCTTGCGGCGCGGGTTCCAGCTCGCCCAAATCTCCGAGCCCTCGGCCCGAAGCGTCGGGCGGAGCAGCGTCAAGGACCGAGTCGAGAGCGTCTGCGCCTCTTCCACCCACGCCACGTCAAAGCCCTCGAGCGACTTGATGCTCTCGGCCGTGTGGTCCTGCATCCCCTGGAAGATGATGACCCCGCCGCCGGGCGTCTTGATCTCGTCCCTCAGCACCTCGAACCGGCTACCCAGCCCCAGCGCCTGTATCTTGTCCTCCACCAGCCGCTTGGCCGACTCCTTCAGCGTCTTCTGAACCTCGCGGATGCAGACGGCGCGAAGGCCAGGCTTGAGCAGGGCGGTCTCGACCAGCAGCTCGGCGAAGAAGTGCGACTTGCCCGACCCGCGCCCGCCGTGCGCCCCCTTGTAGCGAGCAGGCTGAAGAAGCGGCTCGAAGACTTCGGGGGTCTCAATCTCCAGAGCGGACAATGCGCCGGATCACTTCAGTCACGACAGGGCCGCCACCCTCGCCCGTGTGCTCGTTGGTCAGCTTGTCGCCGTAGACCTTGGGCTTCAGCTTCGAGGCGATCCACTTGCGGGTGTCCACCTTCAGCCGATCACGGGCAACAGTGACCGCCGTATCCTCGCCCGCAGCATCCGCCAGCGAGATCAGGTCGTCCGCCAGAGTGTCAGCCTGGGCTTCGCGTGCGCGTGCGTATTGGTCGCTGAACGCCGCGTGTGCCGCGAGCCACCTGAACACCGTGGCCTTGTTCGGCATTCCCTCGGCTTCGCAGATCTTCCTCAGGCTCTTGCCGTCCGCGATCTCCTCACAGATGGCGTCAGCCATCTCTTGAGTTAACTCAGACGGCCGGCCCATTGGTTAGGCCGCGCCCTGCCAGTTCGTGCCCGAGACAGCGGAGACGTGGACCAGGCCGGTGTTCGGCGACTTGGCCGCGACGTACTGATCGGTCGGGTTGGCGCTGTCCACGGCCAGCAACACGGCGATGCCGGAAGAGGCCGTCATGACGCTGAAGTGCTTCTTGGCGGTGAAGGCGGTGAGGATCGTCCCCGTCGAGGCCGTGACCGTGCCGGAGTAGCTGTCCGCGGTGAGGCCGGCGCCAGTGGAGCTTTCCGAGATCCATGCCTCAAGACAGTAGATGCCGGGCACGATCTCGCCGCGCGCATTGCGGACGGAAAGGGTCGCTTCCATCCCGTCAGTGGTGGCGGAGGCAGCCAGGTCGATCCTGACCGAAAGCGCGTTCTTCTGGGCAACAGAGGCCATTGATCGTTCCTTGTGTGGGGATCGCGGCGCAGCCTAAGCGCGCTGGGGTCATATGCCGGGGGTGTTCGGCTTGGCTGGCCGCGAAGGGGGAAAGGTGGTTAGGAGCCCGTCCAGAGCGCTTCGTTGCGCGCTTGGGCGGGGCCTCGAATGATCTGCTCGGGATACTGAAAGCGCTCGTCGCCGGGCGGGAGCCCGCTGTCGTCATGCTCTTTCTTGCAGAGCGCGTAGGCAACGGCGTAGGCGGTTTCGAAGTTGTCGAACTCGCCGCGCTGGGTGCTGAAGCCTGTCGAGCCGCTGCTCGTGGCGCGGTCGTACTCCGCGTCATAACGCGTCACGACGTACCGCGTGACCGGGCGAACCCGGTAGCTGATCTGCTTATCCATGGTGATGATCCTCAACCCCCGCAGGGGCTAGGTGGACGCCCGAGGGCGGCAACGGCGTTGGCCGTGCTGGTGCGCCAGAGGCCCGCCCCTCGGGACGGCTACGGCGGCTGAATCTAGGAGCGAACTTCCCGCCCTTGAGCCGGAATACTACGTAACCAACCGAACGGCTTGTGATCCATAAGGGCGGGCATTTCCCCGGCGTTCGCTACACCGGGGGAAAGGAGATCGGCTGGCTTGGCTCGGAATCTCGAAGGTCGGCGCAACGCGCGACCGCTAGCGATAGTCCCCCAGGTCGAGGACGCACACAAGGGGTTGTGGCTACGCTTGTGTGGACAGATTGTCGCGGGCCGCCCGCTTGCCCGAGTGCCTACGCCGCTGCGCCGTCGCTCTGTGGTTCTGGCGGGCTGCTACGCCGATTTCGCCATCCTCCACCACGAACGCGATATCGTGCACCAGGTCGCAGTGGCAGCAGGCCCAGCGCGTGACCTCACCCGGCGTCACTGTGAAGCCCTCACCGTCGATCCGTTGCTTGTAGCGCAAGCTGGTCCTCCATGTACCCCTTGGCGCAGGCCAGGCAGTCCTCATAGTCGGGGTCGGCCGGCTGGGGCTCGGCCTGCATGTAGGGCATCGACACCGGACGCCTCAGCGCGATGATCTTGTCGTGGCTTTCCCGCTCCGACCGCATCTCGCGGCCAAGGTGGTCGATCACATCCAGCAGCTCCTCGCGGGAAAGATCTTCGATTGGGCGCCCCATCCACCTATGGCCTCGCATCACCGCGCCCCCTCACCGCGCGTCAGGGCTTCGTATTCGCCCTCCCGCATGACCAAAACACGGTTGGCCATTTGCCCTATGACTTCGAGCTGCCTGTTGACGAGCGTAAGCCTGTCGGCGGCGGTCATTGCCACGCTCTCGGCTACATCAACGGCCTCGTAGGCAACCTTGGCGATCTGGCTGACGCTGACGTTTATGTCGTCGCAGAACAGCCAGCGCTTAAACGCGTCTTCAATCACACCCTCCGGCCCCATCACCACACCTCCTTGCCGCACACGGGAAACGACGCCGGGTCCTGCGGCCTAAGCCTACCGACGCTGCGCTTAGCGTAGTCCACCAGACGCCACGCCTCGGCCAAGTCCTCGCTGGCATAGCGCACGCAGGCGGCTTGCGCCCGGTCGTTCCGCTCGCCGGTCAGGCGCTCGACAGTATCCCTCCAGCGGGAGAGAAGCGCCGCGCTCGGCTCCAGCAGTGCGATGAGCAACGCAGACGACCGAACGCCCGTCTTTTCTAGCACTTTCGCCAAGTCCATGCTAGCATCAATCATGGCGTCGGTGATGTTCTGGCCGATGGTCGTAGTATCCACGCGGTCATAACTTGCCTCGGCCTTCAATGCGCCAGATGCGGTCGCCGCCAGTTCTTCGAGACGGCGAACCGCGTCATGCGCCTGCTGGCTGAGCGCATCACGGGACAGGAGCAGATCGAACACGTCGAGCCGCTTGGCCCCGGCGAGCGTGCCGTTGGTGTTCCGGGTCACGCGCACGTCCGTCTGTTGCGACAGGCGCTCGGCTTCCGCCCTGCCCTCGGCAAGCTCTCTCAGCCGGGCCTTGGCGTCGATGGGATTGGTCGGACGGGGACGGGGCTTAGCCACGGGCGTACTCCTTGCGGATATCTTTGATCTCGGAGGCGGAGAGCGGCCCGCGGTCGTTGGCGACATCGCGCAGCATAGCCAGCGCGAGATCATACTCCCCGCACTGAACGTCGAGGGCCCATCGCCTCACCGCTGCATCGAGCCTTGCCTCTCGGTCTATGGATTGTGACGAGCCGTCCCGTGCTGGGTTCTGAGGGGTCATGCCGCACGCTCCTTCGGTTCGAGGATCTTCACGTCCCGGAGATTTCGCAGGGTCCGCAGCTTGTCGTAGGCGTAGCCGTTGCGGGTCTGGATCGCCTCGCCGGTCCATTCCGACGTATCGAGGTAGGAGCGGGCGAAGGCGTCGGACTGCTCAACGACAACCGCGGTCCGGATTTGCGGGGGGCCGGTCCAGGTGAACGACGGCGCGTCCGCCTTGGGCAGCCAATGCTCGTGCAGCGCCCGCTTCAGCCAGCGCTCCATGGCCGGCGCGCCGCAGTCGTCCTTCGGCTCCTTGCCCTCGGCGGCGTAGCGCTTGCAGCAGCCGGGAAGGGCTTGGCGCGCCTCGGCTGTCAGATCCCTCCACCTCGCCAGCGTGTCGGGCTTGGAGCTGCGGCCGGCGGCGTGGGGGTAGAGCTTCCACGCCTCCTCGAACAGCGGAGGGTAGCTTTTCGGGGCCTTCGCCTTGGCGACCTTGGGGCGCTTGCCCTGCGGCGCAGGGCGAGGAGCTTTAGCTCCGATACCCTTATCTACCTCTAACTCTCTATCTTTATCTGTCCCCGGCAAGTCACTGTTTTCGTTGAGGGTGGGTCGTTTTTCGACCGGTTTATCTTCGGTTTTCGCGGGAGTTTCGCCGGAATTATCTTCCGTTTTCGCGCCGATAATTCCGAGTTCAGTCGCCGCCCGCTCATTCAGCAGCCTGCCATCGTCCGTGGCGAACAGCTTGCCCTTCACGATGAGGGCGGCCCGGTGCTTGTTCCACGCGCGGACGCTCAACATGCAGTGGCCAGCCAGCCAGCGGGGCTCATCGGGGATCGCGTCGCCGCGCGCGTAGATCAGCGACAGGACGGTGATGTAGACCCCCCGCTCCTCGGCGGTCAGGCCGACAGAGCCCTCCAGGAAGTCGCGCGGGTTGAACTTGAACCAGGGGAGGCTCACAGCCCGCCCTCCGGCATCTTCGCGCCCTTGCTGGAGTTGTGCGGGCGACAGAGGAAGCGAAGGTTCTCCAAGTCGTCGGACCCGCCCCGACTAAGCGGGACAATATGATCAACCGTCAGGTCCGACACGACCTCGCAGTCACGCTCAGCGCACACATACTGGTGGCCCGCTTCGATCAGGCTGAGCGCAAGATGATTCCGGCTCTGACCGAACTCGCTTCGCCGCTTCTGGGTCAGCCTGCGCTTTGCGGCCTGAGTATGCCGCTCCAACGTGCGCGCCCGGATAGTCTCGATGCTGGGGCACTCGCTCCGGAACCACTCCTCAATGTGGCCCTCGGCGAGGCCACGATCCACCCACGCCTCAACCTCAAGCGCGTACTCAAGCTCGGTGAAGAAATCGACCGTGCTTTGGTTGAGCTCATGGGCGATCAGGGTGCAGATCGCCTTCCAGCTCTGAAACCGGAGAAGCGGACGCCAGTCCACGCCGTAGGCGTACAGCTCGCTCGTGGCGCCGTTGTAGCCGATGCGCCACGCGCCGTAAGCGTCGGGTCCAAGATCCTCGGAGAAGTCAGCTGGAATGTAGAAGCTGGGGGCGCTCACCCGGCGAGCCCCTTATCCAGACGCTCCTGGTGGGCCTTCACGCCGTGGATGGCCGTCGTATGGTCCTTCATGCGCAGGCGGCGGGCGATGGCCGGGTAGCTCATCGTCGTCTCGCGCTTCATGCGCCACATGGCCTCCTGCCGGGGGTGGGAGACAGCGGGCTTGCGCGAGCGCACCAGCATGGCCTCGACCGACATGCCGTGCTTTGCCGCCACCTCCCGCAGGATGGCTTTCCAGTGCATCGGGTCGGGACGGACCGGAACGGGGGGCAGGCAGGGCGAGAACGACGCCGGGCCGCTGAATGAGAGCATCATGCTTCCCTCTTTGATTGGCGCGCGGCTTCGAGCATCGCGGCGAGCGTGGTGGCTTCGAGCAGCACCCACGGCTTTCCGTGGTCCTCCCGCATCCAGAGCAGGTCGGAGCCGTCGATCATCCTGAGCTGGGACTTCAGGCCAGAGACCGACGCGTGGCGCTTGCTCTCCACCTTGAAGACAGACGGGCCTATCGAGAGGCGAACGTCAGTGGAGAAGGCGGATTCGTTGTTGCGCGTGCCGTGGGCGCCAGAGCCCGCGGTGCGGTAGGCGTTGAAGCCCTGCCCTTCCGCCCACTTGCAGATCGCACGCTCCTCACCGTCCCCCTTGGCCTTGGTTCCGCGCCTGGAGCAGCGGGACTTCTTCAGGGTGGAGGCGGTCTGGATCTTGGGCGTGTCGCGCGGATCGGCCTGGTTCTCGGGGCAGTCGGGAGAACAGGTGATCCACGTCAGGGCGCGCTTGCCGATGCCGGCCTTGTGGTGGTGCTGGGGGGCGTCACACTGCTGGCAGGCAATGGGCTTGCCGAACTCGTCCTTGCGGAGGGAAGGGGTCATTTGCGCCACACCCGCACGCCAAGGTTCGTGTTGCGCGAGACGTACCAGTCCCTGCCATGGCGATTGCACAGCCGGTTCGAGGCATTGCAGCGCCGACCTTCCGCGCAGCCGAACCACTCACGTTTGAGCAGCACGCTTGCGCCGGGCGGGGCCACGTAGAGCGCATCAAGCGCAGCAATCATCAGGGCATTGCCGGGGTGCACGCTTCGCGACGGCAGCGGCACGTCAAGCTCTATAACGAACGCCTCGCTCGCAGAATCTAAGGGGGACGGCTCGGCACTCATGAGCACTTCCCCATGAGTTCCCGCAGAACCTCCTCATGCGTCTTCTCAGGAAGCTTCCTTGAGGGGACCTGATAGCCAATGTTCCGGGTGTAGAACTGGCGGAGATCGTAGAACCGGGACTTCACTTCCCACCTCGCAGTGCGTCATGCAGACGCTCTTGCCTGAGGGCCTGCCATGGCCTGACGGGCATGTGACGGGCGCGGGCGTAGTCTTCCTTGCGCTTGAACCAGCGCTGGAAGTCCCCGTAGGCGCGGTTGGAGCGCCAGGTGTCGAGTAGGCGGGTGATCATGACAGAGCCGCTGCGATCACGACCCACAGCAGCTTGAAGCCGACATGCAGGGCTTGGTCGATGTTGAAGCCGCGAGCGCCCACCCCGAGTTTACCGGTGCACTTGGCATCATCGATCAGGGCGTGTGCGAGCACCTCCAGCGCGCCCAACCACCAGACGCCAGTCAGCATCCAGACAGCCCCGCCGTGCATCAACGCGTGAGCGCCGAGGGCCTGCCACCACGGCACACCGGGGATGGGCATGACCCGGTTCTTGGCCTTGGCGAGAAAGTCACCCTGCAACGGGTAGTCGCAGACGACGTGCGCCACGATCAGCGCGCCGAACAGTTCCGGTGAGTTCATAGTCCCCGACTTCCTTCAGTTCAGACCGACGCCCTGTGGTCTGGCGGCTCAGCGCCGCTGGTTTTTCATCCGGCTATGGGTCTCGAAGGCCCACACCTCGATCCGACTCGCCCCCTCGCCGATCCACCGGAAGAAACGAGCGGTGTGGCCCAGCAACAGGAGGGCGAGGATCTTGGCCTCGCGCGACACGGCTGCGCTCAGCGAGAGCTTCGAGGCGGGCGGTTCCCGCGCGGGCTTTCTGGAGTTCATGTTCCAACCATTCTTCGTAGCTCTGACCGGTCAGGCTCTCGCCAAGCGCCAGCACCAGGGGCCAGCCCTCCGCGGCGACGACCTTCTCAAGGGTCCTGCTGGACACCACGCCCTGCGAAACGTTCTCGGCCGTCTTGGGATCGACGCCCCAGCGGCGGGCGGTCACCTTGGCCGGCGCACCGCGCGCCCAGCCTTGAACCACCTCCGCGATGCCGCCGAGGAATTGGGATTTGCGCCCCAAGAAGTCGTCCATCGTCTGCTCCATGATGCTGCTCATGGACGACGGGCCTTGGAGGGCCGCACGAGATGGAGGTTCGGGGTCGGCGTTTTCAGGAATGCGTTACGGCGGCGGCGAGGCTGGTCAGAGCCGCGCTGCGAGAGACAGACGAGATCACGCGCGACAAGCTGGTCAGAGCTTCGGCGCGCTACGCAATCGGAGCCCTCGCGGCTCGTTGAGGGGGTGCGGGCGGCGAGCCGATGAGGCTCAGCCGCCCGCGTCGTCAGGGCGGAGGGGGGGGGAGACCCTGACGAATGGGAATCTGCGACACGGGGACGCAGAAGCGTGGCAGTAACAGAGTGTTTACCCGCGCCGGGCGAGTCGGTTTCCCTAACGGCAACAATGGGGATTGCCGTTCCGCCGCATTCCGGCCGCAAATAAGTAACCACGTTCAGACACTTGGCGCTCTGGACAACATAGGTGAACGCGCGCTCCACTTCCCTCGTGGAGGGAAAGAGCATGTTCCATGTGAAGGATGCGGCGACAGCGTTCCTGGTGGCGGACCTCTCGGTGCGCACCGAGAAGAAGCTGGTCGCCGATTGCTCGCGGTACATGCAGCGCCGCGCGGCCAAGCTCGTGGCGCAGGGCGCAAAAGTACGGCCGTTGCGGTCAATCACCTCGCCGGATGCCGCAGGGCAGGCATACGCCATCCTCTGTGCGATGTGCACGTCCTGCCCGCGGCGAAACGACTGCAAAGCTCCACTGGCGTAGGTCATGCCGCGACCTCGGGCAGCGGCCACGTCTTCGGCGGAATCTTCAGTTCGGTCTCGATGCGCTGGGCCAACGTCAAGGACGGAGCGCGCTTACCTTTGGCGATCTGCCACGCGTACACCCGGCTGATGCCGATGCCGCGAAGCTTGCGGGCCAGTTCAGTGCGATCCGTGGTGGCTGACATGTTGCCGATGTTTGCATATCGCAAACTCGCATGCAAGCCCTCGGGTTTGCAGAACCGCCAACGACAGGCGGTCGGGGGCCTTGCAGAATGCGAACATGGATGAACAGCCCCGCCGCGCCCTGCACTTCCTCCGCGAATGGCGAGAGTTCCGCCGCATGACGCAGGAGCAGCTCGCTGCTGCTGTCGAGACCGACAAGTCGGTCATTTCCCTGCTGGAGAGCGGGAGTCGGGGCCTGTCGGACAAGTGGGCTCGCCGCCTGGCGCCTGCGCTTGGCACCACGGCCGGCTTCCTGCTGGACTACGACCCCAACGACCTGGACACCGCCTTCATCGAGGCTGCGCTGTCCGTGGCCAAGGAAGACCGCCCGCAGGCGCTGAAGATCCTTGAGACCTTCCGCCGCACCGGCACCCACGGCTGATGCTGCGTCAGAACTGGCCCCTGCGGCTGGGGATCATGGCGCTTGCCGTAATCGCGTTCCTACTCCTACGTCCGATCCTGTCATAGGTAGCGGCTAACTGGGGCGGATGACCTCCGCCCCCCCCGTTCGCGTCAAGTGCCCGTGCGGGCGGACGCGTGCCATTCTCCCCCCGGTCACCATTCCATTTGGACGCGGATGGGCGCGACTCGAACCCGCCGCATGTCCGTGCGGGCGGAGGGAATTCATAACGGTTTAGCAAACCCGCCGGCGCGCGGAGTTGGCATATTGCAAACTTTTCGCTTGCGCCTTTGGTTTGCAGTGTGCAAACATGCTTCCACACAGGGAGCCCGGCCACACGCCTCGCCTCCCGTAGACGGAGGTAGGTAGATGGGCATCGAAGAGCTGAGCAACGCCGAACTGGCGGCCCTCCACCGAGAGAAGCTGCTGAAGGCGCGGATCGCCCGCGAAGATGGCGATCTGGACCTCGCGCAGTCCTACCTCGCCTTCGTCCGACCGCTAAACGCCGAGATGCTGCGGCGCATGGCGAGGGCCGCGTGATGAACGCCCTCACCTACTCCTTCCGAGCCGCCGCCCACGATCTGGCGCGCTGTCAGGACTGTGACGAATTCCTCCAGCCCTTCGAGATCAGCCCCGACCATCTGCCGGTGATCGTCTGCCATGCCTGCGCAGAGGACCGCACCCGCTGCTGTGAGTGCAGCGTGAGCGTGCGCTTCGCCGATGCGACCGAGGGCGAGGACGGACACGGCTTCCAGACCTTCTACTGCGTCCCCTGTGAACCCCAGCCCTGTCTCAACAGGATTGCTTGGGAAGCCTCTCTGATGGGGGATCGGTGATGGTCCCGGCAGCACACGGCGGGTTCTTCGACGCCAAGGGCATCTTCTTCGCTGATCGGCTCGAGGCCCGGCACTCTCCCGAGAGCATTCATGGCATCGCCGGAGACGCAGCTCGCGAGGGTCGCGCGATGCTCCTGCTGAACGACGAGCGCGGCCACAAGATGATGCAGCTCGCCGCCAGCCTCCGGGCGCTCGCCACGGCTTGCGAGGGGTCGCACCGATGACCCGCATCGTCCCCATCAGCAAGGACGTGGCCTTTCGCCAAGCCCTTCTCGACGCCGCGGTGCGCTACGCCGCCGACCGCATCGGCCAGTCCGCCCTCAACGCCCGCACCCTGCTCGGCATGTGGCTTGACGACCCCGAATACCTGATCCCCCGGCACACGATCCGCGTCGAGTTCGCCCGGCTGATCGCCCTTCCCCAAGGATCTACTCAATGACTGATATCAGGAGTGACGAGCCGTCCACGGATGCTTCCGCTGTTGTGGCGATGGCCGACGCCCTCGAATGCATCGCTGGCATCGTCGAGATGCGCTCCGGCGATTGGGCGGGGCGCTGGCCAGAATGGCAGGCGCACCTTCTCCGGATGCGAGCCGACCCGGAAAACCGGGGCCGGATGATTGCGCCGAGGTTGGCGGCCGACATCGCCCGCGCCACCCTCGCTAAAGCCCGCCCCGCATCAGAACCCAGCACGGGACGGCTCGGCTCCTCAAACCCGGAGTCCACCCAATGACCCCCTCCATCTCCATCCGCTACGTCCGCACCCGCGGCCAGTGGCGCCGTGAACTCGCCGGGCTGTGGTCCGACGTGACCGTAGCCGCCTTCAACCTGGGCAGCCTGTTCGTACGACACGGACCCAACATCGCCTCCAACCTTCTCGCTGCCGGTGTGGTGGTGATCGGGGCCGTCGTGCTGATGGCGTGTGTGGCGTCATGAGCTGGCAACCGATTGAGACGGCTCCGAGGGATGGGACGTGGTTCCTCGTCTACCGCAAGGACGGGGGCGTCGTGGTCGCGTGCCGGCACAACCCGTCGTCTCGGACCGATGAAATCCTGTCAGTGCCCGGCCGGTACGCGCAGGTTGAGACCACCCACTGGATGCCCCTCCCTCCCCCTCCACAAGGAGAAGATGATGGACGGTAGTTTTGTCCGGTCGCCGGTCATGTCGCCGTTGGGCGACGATGCCCGCTTCCCCATCACTCGCAACCCGCCCGCCCGCACGTCAAAGGACGAAGCCATGAGCGCTGCCAGAAAGACCGAAACCGCTGTCATTGAGACCGCGCCCTCCGTCCCAACGACGTTGGGAGAGGCTGCCGCCGTGGTCCAGATGATCGAGCGGGCCGCCGCCGATCCGGCCGTGGACGTAGACAAGATGATGCGCCTGCTGGACATGCAGGAGCGCGTCATGGAGCGCCGGGCGGAACAGGCGTTCAACATCGCCTTGGCCGAGATGCAGCCGAAGCTGCCGATCATCACCGAGCGCGGCAAGATCCTGTCCAAGGGCGGGGCGGTCCAATCGACCTACGCCTACTGGGAGGACGTGAACGAGGCAATCAAGCCTGTGCTGGCAGAGCACGGGTTCTCGCTCTCCTTCCGCACCGGCCGCGACGAGCAGCAACGCCCGACCGTCACCGGCATTCTGCGCCACGTCGGCGGCCACAAGGACGAAACCACCCTTGCCCTGCCCGTGGACGACAGCGGCAGCAAGAACGGCGTCCAGGGTATCGGCTCGTCCACCTCCTACGGGAAGCGCTACACCGCGTTTGCCCTGCTCAACATCACCTCGCGCGGCGAGGACGACGACGGCCAAAGCGGAGGCGCGCCCGCGGCCGTGACCGCAGCCATCGCGGCAATCGACACCTGCACAACGGACGCCGAACTGAAGGCGTGGGTCGCGAAGAACGACGCGGCCCTGAAGGAACTCCCCGCCGCCCAGCACGCGGCCATCGTCAGCGCGTTCAACTCGCGGCGCCGCAAGCTCCGGGCGGAAGCGCAATGATCGTCCAAGGCACGCCAGAATGGCACGCCGCGCGGCTGGGCAAGGTGACAGCCTCCCGCGTGGCTGACGTGGTGGCGCGGACCAAGAGTGGGCCGTCTGCCTCTCGCGCCAACTACATGGGCCAGCTCATTGCCGAGCGCCTGAGCGGCAAGCCGACCGAGGCCTTCACCAATGCCGCTATGCAGTGGGGAACGGCCTACGAGGCTGAGGCGCGGGAGCTTTACGAGTTTCACCACGACGCCCTGACGGACGTGATCGGCTTCGTTGACCACCCGGTGATCGCCATGAGCGGCGCCAGCCCCGATGGCTTGGTGGGCGACGAGGGGCTTGTCGAGATCAAGTGCCCGAACACGGGAACTCACATCGACACGCTGCTGAGCAAGGCCGCGCCGGAGAAGTACGCCACACAGATGCACTGGCAGATGGCCTGCACCGGCCGCGCGTGGTGCGACTTCGTGAGCTTCGACCCCCGCCTGCCAGCGCACATGCGCCTGTTCGTCCACCGCATCGAGCGCGACGACCAGCGCATTGCTGAGCTTGAGGCAGCCGTCACCGATTTCCTGCGCGAGCTGGACGACAAGATCGCCGCCCTGCGCGCCACCTACGAAAGGACCGCCGCATGAGCAGCGTCAACAAAGTCATCCTCGTGGGCAATCTCGGCAAGGACCCTGAAATCCGCACGCTCAACAGCGGCGACCGCGTGGCCAACCTGCGCCTCGCCACCTCCGAAAGCTGGAAGGACAAGTCGTCCGGCGAGAAGAAGGAGCGCACCGAGTGGCACTCGGTCGTCATCTTCAACGACAGCCTCGTCAAGGTGGCCGAGAACTACCTGCGCAAGGGCTCGACGGTCTACGTCGAAGGCTCCCTGCAAACCCGCAAGTGGACGGACTCCAATGGTGTCGAGAAGTTCAGCACCGAAGTCGTCCTCCAGAAGTTCCGCGGCGAACTCACCATGCTCGGTGGACGAGGCGAGGGCGTTCGCGAGGGCGGTTCTGAAGGCGTTTCCGGGAACGGTCGTGAGCCCGCTTCATCCTTCGACCTGGACGACGAGATTCCCTTCTGATGAGCCGGGCGGTCCTCATTCTGCGGAGCAAGGCGGCGCGCGATCAGGCGAAGAGCTGGATCGACCAGGCCCCGACGCACACGAGCGTTGAGTTTCGGAAGCCCCGCCGCTCGCTCCCGCAGAACGACCGCCTGTGGGCCATGCTCACGGACATTGCCGAGCACTTCGCCAAGAACGGCGGCTACCACGGGCTCAAGCTCACCCCGGAGGACTTCAAGGACGTGTTCACCGCGTCCCTGAAGCGGGAGCTGCGACAGGCTCCGAACCTCGACGGGACAGGCTTTGTCCTTCTGGGACAGCGCACCTCGGAAATGTCGGTCTCTGAGATGGCCGACCTGATCACCCTCATAGAGGCATTCGGGGCGGCGCAGGGCGTCGTCTTCAAGGAGAAGGCAAGCGCATGACCTCTCAGAACAAACCCGGGACGGCTCGTCACCCCATAGATCCCATAACAGAGGAAGCTGGGCGAGTGACCGAACAGACCGCCCTCTCCGCTCCCCCCGCTCCGGTAGGGGGAGGGGCGCTCGATGGCGAACTCCTGTGCCGCGCCTTCACCGAGACGTTCAACGGCGGCGGCTGGACCGAGCCGTTCGGCTGGAACGACTACGACGACTCGGAAAAGCAGCGCTGGAACGTCGCCGCCGAGTGGCTCGCCGCCGCCCTCGCCTCCCCTCCCTCAGAGGGGGAAGGGCTCAAGCCGGTCAACATCAACGGGCAGTGGTTCGTCAAGGATGGCCCCCGAAACCTGACCGGCCCGTATTCCTCGCGCGGTCAGGCGGAGGAGTGGATCGGCGCCCTGCACCCCGCCCCAGCTAATCCTGGGAAGGAGGAAGGGGCATGAGCAACCCGTACCTCATCGAAGGCCCGGCGCTGATCTCGTTTAGCGGGGGCCGGACGTCCGCCTACATGCTGTTCAAGATCCTGGAGGCCCGCGGCGGCAAGTTGCCCGACGACGTGGTGGTCGCCTTCGCCAATACCGGCAAGGAGCGCGAGGAGACCCTGCGCTTCGTGCACGAGTGCGGGAGCCGCTGGGGCGTGCCGGTCGTCTGGCTGGAATGGCGCGACAACGATGCCGGTTTCGAGGCCGTAGGCTTCAACAGCGCCAGCCGGAACGGCGAACCGTTCGAGGCTGTGATCTCCGCTCACAACTCGGTGCCCAACAGCTTCATGCGTTTCTGCACGGAAGACCTGAAGGTCTCTGTGATGCAGAGCTTCGTCCGCTCGCGTGGTTGGACGCGCTGCGCGAACCCGGTCGGGCTGCGGCGTGACGAGGGAAAGCGCGTCGCCAAGCAATTAGCCAGGAACGCTGACCCTAAACGTTTGTGGGATGTGCTTTGCCCACTCTACCAAGCTGGCGTCGGGCGCGAGCACGTCATGGAGTTCTGGTCTGAGCAAGAATTCGACCTGCAACTCCAGCCTTACGAAGGGAACTGCGACCTCTGCTTCATGAAGGGCGAGCGCATTCTTGAGCGTCTGATCCGTGATGCCCCCGAGCGGGCTGAGTGGTGGATCACCCAAGAGGAACGCATCGGCTGGACCTTCAAAAAGGGCCGCCGGTCATACGCCGAAATGGCCGCTCATGTCAGGAGAACCCCACTCCTTCCTATCCTCGACCCCGATGAAGAATACGACGCCGAGTGCGGCCTCTGGTGCCCGGTGGAGGCCGCATGAACCGCACCGAAGTCCCAACCTATCGCGCCGACATCCTCGTCGCCGGCAACCGAGCCGACGCTGAGCGCCTCTGCCGGCAGCACTGCATGGAAGTGGGCCTCTGCGTCACCGTAGAGGCCGCCGAGTTCATCTACACAGGCGGGCAGGAGTCCGGCGTTCGCGTCGGCCTGATCAACTACGCCCGCTTTCCGGCAGACCCGCCGGACATCTTCGCCAAGGCGGAGGCGCTCGCGGTGAAGCTGATCGATGGCCTGTGTCAGCACTCCGCGTCCGTCGTCGCGGATGACCGGACTGTCTGGCTCAGCCGCCGACCCGAGCCCACCCCCAACCCCAAGGAAACCTCCCTGTGAGCGGTTCTGGATATACGCGGGAAGAGCTCGCGCAAGCTGGAGCGGCTGTTCGGATCAGCGACCCCGCCGGGACCGTGCTGCACGACGGCGCAGGCAACCACTACGTCTCGCTCAAGACCATGCGCGAGATTGCAGACGCCATCCTCGCCCTCCCGCCCCTCTCTGCCGCTTCTGAGTTGGTGGGGGCGTTGGAGGCGCTTCACGCGGCTTTGGAGCGAGACGTGTCCGGCCACAGCGACAAGTCGAAACTCTACACCTACCGGAGAGGGCAGATGCACGGAGTTCGCGACGCTCTCGCCGCCCTCAAGGCTCTACCCTGTGGAGGGGAGCGCCAAGCCCTCTCCCCCGCTCCTGTTGGGTCTGAGGAGGGCGGTCATGTGTGAGCGAACCTGCCCGCGCTGCGGCTCAACGGAGCATTTCGAGGGCTACGGGATCATCGGCGCGTATATGCTGTGCGAGGGCTGTGGCGTCACGCTGGCGCAGGCCGCCGACGTGTCCGCCGCCCCAACCGACTTGAGCGAGAGCGAGGCCGTAGCCTGGGCCGCCGAGCGCACGTTCGTGCTGGCGGGAGCCGAGGCCCGCAACCCGGCTCAAGATGCGATCTGGTCTCCTCCTACCTCTGGAGGTGGAGATGAGTAGTGTCGAGCCGTCCCGTGCCAAGGACACCATCACGGATGAGCAGGTCCACGAGGCGGTTCGCATCTTCGTCACGCTGACCCGCAGGGGCGTGTCGATCGACGAGGCCATGCGGGCTGCGCTGGTCGTCGCCCTCCCAGAACCTGACACGGGACGGCTCGTCACCCCTAAACCCCCCACCCCGGAGGATGCGCTATGAGCGCGGACCCCATATCCTGTCTCTTCGCCGGCCGGGTCCTGGCTACCGCGAAGGACACCGCCGCGGCGCTCGGGATCGACGTGAAGACGCTCCGCACCATCACCGAAGCAGGCTTGATCCGCGCCGTTCGCGTGGGGAAGGTGCCCCGCTACATCGAGGCAGACGTTCGCTCCTACCTCACGGAGAGCCCAGCATGGGTGTCTACAAGCCCGCGAAAAGCCGCTTCTGGCATTACGACTTCACCATACAGGGGGAACGGTTTCATGGCTCGACGGGCCAAGAAACCAAGCGGTCGGCCCTCGCCTACGAGCGTCGTCGTAGATCTGAAGCAGCCGAGGGCCGGCTAGGCGATGCGGCGCAGATGCCGCTCGACATGGCCGCCGACCGCTGGTGGATCGAAAAGGGCAGCGAGCGCGGTGACGCCGCCACCGTCGCCAAGCGGCTGGAAACCCTGATCACGATCATCGGCCCCGACAAGAAGCTCTGCAACATCGACGGGGCCGTGGTGTCCGCGGCTGTCGAGATGCGCCGGCGCCAGACCTTCGCCCGATCCGACAAGCCCAACGCCAAGCGCTACCCGATCAAGCCCGCCACGGTGAACCGCGACATCATCGAGACCCTGCGGCCGATCCTCCAGCGCGCCAAGAAGCACTGGGGCGCCCGCGGACTCCCCGAGATCGACTGGGGCGAATACCGCCTGACCGAGCCCGCCCCCGTCCAGCGCCTCTATACCGACGACCAGATGCTCCGCTGGCGCGAGGAGGCCCACAGGAGCTGCGAGGCCGCGAGCGCCGCGCTGGGCCTGCTGCTGCGCTACGGGATGCGCTACGACGAACTGTTCTTCGAACTGGACTGGTTCAAGCCCGACACGCGCGAGCTGGTCATGCCCGGCCACGCCCGCAAGCGCGACGTGTGGAACCACATTCCCCTGCTGGAGGCGGATGCGCGGGACCTGGCGGCCAGGATCGGCCGTGCGCGCGCCGCCGGGCTGGCTACAGCGTGGTTCTACGAGAAGGGAGGGCGGCTGGTCGCCCTGACCTACGGCGGGCTGAGCGAGCGGCTGGAGCGCGCGGCGCGCAAGGCCGGGCTCACCGAGAACCGCCTGATCCACGGCGCCCGCCACCACGCCGGGACCTCCCTGCTCCGCAGCACGAAGGGCAATCTCGCGCTGGTGAAGAAGCTCCTCGGACACGAGAACATCCAGTCCACGATGCGCTACGCCCACGCCCTGACGGACGACCTTCGCGACGCGCTCGAAGCAGACCATTCCCGGAATGGCCCCGGACCCCGAACCGACAAGGCGGAAAGCGCATGACAGATCAATTGCTTAAGGCCCGCGCCGAGCGGTTTTGTAAACCGAAGGTCGGGGGTTCGAGCCCCTCTGCCGGCACCATCGAAAACCCTTGTGCAGCAAGGGAAAGCGGGCGAAAATCCGCTATGACGAACACCCCCGAAAAGTGGGAACAAGCGACGAACGTTGCGAAGGAGTCCCGGAGCAATCCCCGGAATAGTCCCGGAGGATGTTCGCCGGACGTTCACGGCGGGATCGAAACCCTCTACCGCAGCCAGACCCAGGTTGGGCCGGTCGCGGTGACGTTCACGGTCGGGAGGGTGCGCTGACGTGCCGATCCGCCCGGAGAACCGATCCCGCTACCCAAAGGACTGGCGGGACATCAGCCTTCGCATCCGTGGCGAGGCGGGCTGGCGCTGCGAAGGGTCCCCCGCCTACCCGGACTGCCGGGCTGTCGGTGGCGAGCTTCACCCTGTCACCGGGTCCCTCGTCGTGCTGACCGTGGCGCACCTGGATCACCAGCCGGAGAACTGCGACCGGGCTAACCTGAAGGCATGGTGCCAGCGCTGCCACAACACTTACGACATGCCCATGCGCAAAGCGGGCATCGCAGACCGGGCTCGCCAGTCGTGGGCCGCGCGCGACCTGTTCGAGGCCCAACCGCCCCTCGCCGGGGCAGGAGGACGGGGATGAGTGGACGCTATTGTGACACCTGCCATAGCGGCCTGACGGTGCTCGAACGGCACTACTACGGGCGGCACTGCGAGCGCTGCATCCAGCTTGAGCACGTCCGACTAGAAGCGTGGCGCAAGGGTGGGCCTGATCGCGAGCTAGACGCTCTGTATGGGTCTCCCGCCCCCTCCCACTCAGGGACAGGAGGAAATAGAGATGAGTAGTGTCGAGCCGTCCCCCTTAAATTCTGAGGCCGTGGCGCGCTTCATCGCAGCACTGCCTGCGCACAAGGCGTCGCTGCACCTGACGCACAACGACCACCTGTCGAACTACTGGACGGTGGCCGAGTTCGACCAGAACGAGACCGCCATGCACGGCGACGCGAGCTGGGTCAGCGAAGAGCAGCGCCAGAAGGCCATCGCTCTGAACGAGATGTGGGAGTTGCAATGGTATCCCGACACGCCGGTCGGCTTCTACGTGCTCCGCGGGTGTGATCTGTGGGCTGTCATCGCGGCGGCCACGAAGGGCGACGGCGGCCATGGCGCAGGCGCGTAGGATCGCCACGGGAAGCGAAGCGACCGAACACAATCAGACAGGAGATGGAAGATGAGCGAGCACAAGATCATCGAGGCCCTGCGGGAGGCCGTAGCGGACGCTACGCTGCACGGAACCGGCACGCTCCTGCACTCCGCAGACGGATCGGTCCAGCGCATCGAGCACGCCAACGTCTTTGCGCCCCCCAAGCCCCAGGTTACTGAGGCAATGGTAGAGCGTGCGTTTCGGGAGATGGAAGACGTTCAGCACATGGCCGATCTTCACGTCGACAACTTCAAGAGCTACCTGCGAGCCGCCCTAGAAGCAGCTCTAATCGAGTAGGAGAAGAAGATGAGCGTGATTATGCGAGACGTGGCGCAGCGCGGCATGGACGACCCGGCCAGCCTGTCGCCGGATGAGGTGCGCTGGGCGTGCGCGGCGCTTGCTGCCTTCATAGGGCAGCGCGAGCGGATCGTGAGCGACCTCGAAAGCGTGAAGACATCCATCATCCGCCGGTTGGATTGCATCGCGTCGTGACAGCCCTAGAAGCAGCTCTATCTGGAGAGTGAGGGATGGACGAAAACGTTCAGCCGGTTGACTTCGGCAAGGAAGAGCGCGAGGCCGCGCGGAAGCTGGGCCGCCTGCTGAACCTTGTCGAGCAGCAGGAAGCCAACATCATCGCGGACCCGGTGAAATACTGGCGGATGGCGGGCGAGGAGATCAGCCGCCTGCGCCTGATCTTGGAGGAGGCCAGCGACGCCTTGCGCTCCCCCCTCGATCTTTGGCGAGACCCGGAGCCCGTGTATCGGCCAACCGAGACGGTCATGGTCGTCAAGAGCGAGCACGAACGCCTGCGTGCTTGCGCGGCAATCGTCGAGCGGTGGCGCCGCTAGCCCCTCCCCGTATCATCTAGCTAGGGCTGGAAACGCAAACGGCCCCCTGGCAGGAGGGCCGCGCGCCGCAACGAGATACTTGACTGACGCTTATTTTAGCCGATGCCGACGCCGGGCTCAACAGATAGGTGTGGAAGACAATGAGAAGGCGGCGCTTCTATCGGGCCGAAGAAGCCTCGATGCGGATTACCCTGAGCGTGCTGGAGTCCGAGGTGGCGGCAGCGCGCCAGACGGTGACGCAGGGCGAGGCGGCCGCCGCGATCCTGCGCCGACCGCTCCAGTCTCCTCCGTCTAGCTAGGGGAGGGGCTTGGCGAGGGGTGTTCACTGACGTGGCTGCTATCAAGGGGGGATGAGGAGAGAAGATGACTGATCTCGCAACGCTATCGCCCGGCGCTGTGCGCTACCTGCGACAGATGGATGATCTGCCGCGCGGGCACGACGACTCCGAGATCGTGCGCTTCGACGGGGACTGCTACCTCGGAGCCAAGCGGATCAGCGAGCAAGCGTTCCGCGCCTTGCTGGGGTGCGGCGCCATCGAGCGCGCTAGTGCCGAACTAGGCCACGAGTCCTACGTCATCACGGACGCGGGGCGGGCTATCGCGCGGCGGCCGGACCCCGACTAGATGGCAGACCGCATCGGCTGGCTAGCAGAAGAAGACACGGACCTTGAGTTCAAGTGCGCCAACTGTGAGCGCGTGGTCACCTTCTCTCCGAAAGAGGCTATCGAGACGTTCGGGGCTGATACGCCTATCTCGGAGGTGCGGGCGAGAGGCGGGAAGTGCCGGCGCTGTGGATCTCGGGACGTGAGGATCGGGGCCAGCCTGCGGGCGTACTTCCGGAGGGGCGGGGTTTAGTGTCGAGCCGTCCCGTGCCTTGCTTTCAAACCCTTGACGCCGATAGCCGCGGGCGTAGGCTGATCGAGCACCTTCGGGACCGGACGCGGCCGGTGCAGGGGCGGCCCGCTAACAGCGCCCCTGCTGCGCCCTACCCGTTAAACCACACCACCCAGCAGAACCCGAACCCGCAGGCAAACCATACCACTCGCCAAGCCCACCTAGGCAGCGAGCGCATCGGCCAGCCCCAGCATTTCCGGCCGCGTCGTGTTCCGCGCCACCTCGCCGTATTCGTCGTGGTAGGTGATGAGCATACAGCCCCGGCGGGACACCAGCCCCATGCCCAGTGCGTAGTCGTCCGAGGGCGCGAGAGACGGGTGCTGGGTCGATAGCATCCCGTCCTTCTCCTTCTCGTGGATATGGTGCTCGTGGCCCCGGTGCGCGTAGGCGTAGGTCGCCTGTCCCCACATGCTGCGGAACATGGCGGCGAAGATCCCGGCGTAGTTCGTCAGCTTGGCCCCATGGCCGTGGTGCACGCAGATCATCACCTTGCCGAACAGCAGGGCGTAATACGGGACCTTGGACTGGACGACGGTAAGGCGCGGCTCGTCGGCGTAGATGCGCGCCAACATCTTGCGCATCCAGACGCTGGAGGCTTCGTCGTGGTTGCCTTCCGCCCAGATCAGGTGGACTTCCTCATGGGTGCGCAGCGCCAGGTCGATGGCGAACACGGCCACGTCGAGAACCGCGTCCACCATGTCGTCAAAGTCGCCGTCCGAATGCAGGACGTGGCGGCTCTTCGGGGTCACGGGGAGAAGGCCGTCGTAGTGCGCCGCATCCCCGCCGAAGCACAGGACCATGCGCTTGGCCTTGGGCGCGACGGCGATGGCATGGGCGACCGTGCCGGTGATCGTCGCCTTGGCGGTCGCGATGTCCCAGCGGCCGGCCGGATCGTCGGAACTGATCTTCTCTCCGATGTGGAGGTCGAACAGGCCGAGGAAGTTGGTCAAGGGTGCGACAGAGGGGGCTGGCGCCGGGACGGGGGCGAACCGGGGGAAGTCCTGTAGCCGCTCCTCACACCGCTCGATGATCTCGTCCAGCGTCTTGGCGGCGGGGTGCATTCGCTCCCACGTCACCCCGAGCAGCTTGCCGTCCTCGTCGCGTTCAAGGCGCTGGATCGTCACCTTGCCCATGTTGTAGCCGGGGGCGACCCCGCCGGTGAAATGGCCCGGCGCGTGGCCTAGGCGTGCGGCGGCGTTCTGGAGCCGCTTGACCGACATTCGCACCGCGTCGTGGCCGAGCCCCAGTGCCTGTTCAGCAGCGCGGAAGCTCCCGTGCTCGCAGTAGGCGAGATACGCGCGCCTCTGGCTTTCGCTCGCCAACTCCAGGAGCTTCGGATCGGGCGTCATCAGCCAGCCTCATCATCGGCAGCGTCAATGACGCCGGGGTCGGGTTCAGGCCAGTCGTTGGACTTGGGAAAGGGCATCCCGACTTTGCGTGCCCACGCCCTGCGCTTGCGGACGTAGGCGCGTTGGCGGTCGCAAAGGGGGACTTTCACCGGCATCCGGCGTTGGCCGCCTTCAGCTCGCCTTCGCGGGCTATGCGCTGGAGCCTTCCGGCCACGAGCAACTGGACCCTTGCGAACAAGTCAGGGGCTTGGCGAAGGGCTTCGTCGGTGTCCGCGTAAACCGGGTCGGGTCCAGGGTCGGCCGCGCACTTGACGGCGACGGGAACCTCTACCGTGCGGACCTCGATGCGGGGCTCTGTGGTGGCGCATCCAGCGAGAAGCAGGATAGCCAAAAACCCTATACAGGGCAACGGTTTCATGCGAGACTCCGGGGTATGTACAGGACACTCATGTCAGCGCTTCTGGTCGGCCTCGGCGCGATACAGGTCTGGGGCTGGGCCATCATGCTCGGGGCGGACGGCAATCTCGCCGGACTGCTCGCTACCTTCGCGGGCGCGGGTGTCCTGTGGCTGTGCCCGTATGATCAACCGAGGGACTCCAAGATCAGCGCATCAGCCGAGGCGCACTGATCAGCGCGCGGCCTTGCCTGAAGCACCCTCCCCGCCTTCCGCCGTAGATCGTCAGCGGTAGAGCGGGCAGAGGCCAGTTCCTTGGCGGACTCGGCTTGGCGCTTGTCGGCTTCGGCCTTGAGGGCTTTGACGGCGTCGTTCTGGACTGTCAGCGCCCCGTCCACGACGGCGAAGTTCGCGCCGCACAGGTCCAACTCGGCAAGCCTCTTTCCTGCCAGCTTGCGCCAGTGGTCCCGGTCGGCGTCGGTCGCCCACAGGAGCCCGAGCAAGGTCAGGACCACGGCGGCCACAGCCGCCCCCACAGCCCCAAGGATGAAGCCCCCGAACTGTCCGCCGAGGATGCGAAGGATCACGCCCATATCGCCGCTCCTATGCAGACACCCACGGCCACGGCGAACAGGGGAACGCCGATCATCACACAGACCGTGACGACGGTGATGGCGTCGCCGATCTTGAACCAGCCGTCTGTCCAGTTGCCCATCACAGCCCCGTCAGTTCGAAGTGCGGTGAATCGCTTTCACCCCGTTCGCGCGGCTTGCCGTCCCGGTCCCAATCTGCCCCCCAGCGGATGGGTGTTTTCATCTCAGCAGCAGCGGCGAACATGGCCTTGGCGATGGCGTCGAACTTGCGCAGGTCGTTCCAGTCGATGGCCCCGCTGACGTAGGGCGCGAGGTCCACGGCCAGCCCGCCGATGTGCTTGCTGTTCAGGGTCCAGGTGACCTTGCGCCCCGGCTTCGTCCGGCCTTGGGCGTAGAGTTCGGCCTGTCGCGCCTTGGTCCGCACGCCCTCCACCACGCAGACGTCGAACGGAAGCAGTTCGGCCGCTCGTGTGACGACGCGGACGAGAGCGGGGTTGACCCCCTTCAGTCGGCCGGCGTTGATCAGGTTCATTCACCACCTCCTGCGGCGTGACGCTGGGCATCCTCTTGAGGGGTCGGCCCGAAGCCGTAGGCGTCGAGCGGGTTGGACTTGAGCGCCCCGGCCGCCTTGACGACGTTGACGATCTGCTCGGCCGTGGGCACGGTCCAGATGCAGAACAGCAGCAGGGCGAACACGGCGGCGACGGGCCATTGATCCCCGCCCCGTTCCGCCGTCCGCCACCAGATGAAGCCCACGGCAGGAGAGGCCAGCCAGGTCCACAGGAAGCGCCGGCCGTATTTGCTGGTGGGGAACTCGGGGAGGGTCACGCCCCGCCCCTCATCACGAAGGTCAGCAGGGCGAGCAGGATCGCCGCCAACAGCGACCACGCCGCCGTCTCGATGCGCCCGGTGCGGCGGTAGACATCGCCCATCCGCTCATCAAGGTTCTTGTAGCGGATGGCGCATTCCGCTTCGTGCTTGTTCTGCGCCGCGTCAACGCGGTCCACCTCTCGCTGGAGGCCAGTCAGGGATGGGCGTGCGGCCATTGGCGATTCCTGCGCACGGAGAACCGTGCTATGTGTGGGGGATGGAGAGAGACGCCCCGCGCATCATTGATGCGGAGTTCACCGTCGTAGAGCCGAAGGACGACCGCCCAATCTGGCAGCGCTACCGGCTGGAGTTCGACAAGGGGCCGATTATCGGCGCGGCGGTGATCGGTTTGATTGGCCTACTGCGCTACTTGGCAGGCTGAGCGCCGCAGCGCCCCACGCCGCCGGGCTGGCCAGCGCCTTAACGGACTCTTCGATCATGTTCAGCACCTGCACGCCCAAGCCGGGATGCTGCGCCTCAAGGTAGCGGATCACGTCGTCGGTCATGGCGGGGTCAACGGCCAGCCGCGCCAGTTTCTCGGCCTCGATGTCGGGGAAGCTGGACCGGCGGAGGGCTTCGCCTACCTTGCTGACCACGAACGTGATGACGCCCGACTGACGCAGGGCCTGCATATCATCCAGCGCGCCAGCCGCCGACGACGCCCCGTCCTGAAGTCGCGGAGCGGTCTGCGATCCAGTGTTCGGCGCGATGTAGCGGCTGTTGTTCAGTTGCCGGCGAGCCATTGCGGCATAGGTCGAAAGCCCCTCCGCCGTCTGCGGGTCGAACAGGTCCGCGATGATGCGCTTCAGGTCGTCCTCAAGTTCCAGCTTGCGCAGGCCGGTATCCGCCTGCGTCGAGCCCGTGAAGACGTCCTGCAACCGCTGGCGAGCGCCGATCCGCGCCCCCGCCAATTCCTCCGGGGTCATCGCCCGCATGGCCGCCGACGCCTGTTCGTAGGACATGTCCGGGAGCTTGCGCCCAACGTCCACGCCGTCGATCTGGCCGGAGGCTCGGGCGTAGGTGTCTCGAGCGATTCTATACGCGGGCGACTGCGCGGCGAGATAGTCGTCAATCTCCTGCGCGCGGGAGGTCAAACCGGGGCCGGAGTTCGAGCGGGCGCCGGGCGCGGAGACGGCGTTGTCGGCCGCGGTGAACATCTCCCGCTTGACCTGATCCAGTGCGCCGACATTGGCCTCTCCCGTGGCAGCCTTGCGCATGGCCTCCACCTGGTCGGCAAGGTCGTATTGGCGATTGTCGCGTAGCGTCTTGGCGGCGCGAGCCAGAACGTCATCCTGCGCCTCCACGGCCCCGGCCACCGGAGGGACCGCCACGCGATCAGGCGCGGCGGCCGCGTAGTTCTGAGCGGCCTGCGCGTCCCGAATTTTCCGCAGCTCGGCCTGGATCTCTTCGGCCGCGCGGGCATCCGGCGTGATGCCGCCCACGCGGTCGGCTGCCTTGCGGGGCGCATTTGCGGTGAGGCTTTCTAGGCTGCGCTGCACCTGTTCGCGGGCCGGCGTCTGGCGCGATGCGGCTTCGCGGATCACGCCGCGCCCTGCTTCGTCCGTCACGTCCACGGGCCGCGGCTCCAATCCAGCTGCGCGGTATTCGGCCGCGCGCTGGCGCATCTCGGCTGGGGTGGTGGTCCGCGTGGCCCGGCGGACGCCTCTGGCGCCGTCTGGTTTCGGAACGCGCGGGACCTTCCTTGGCCGGGAGCCCGACAGCACGCCGCCACCGACCGCGCCAAGCACTTCGGCAGCCTGCTGCGCGTTCTCGTCGCCTCCCTGCGCCTCCACCGCCCAACGCGCGCTTTCGCTGGTGAGGCCGGGGATCACAACCTGAGCCGTCCGCGCTGCCACGCCGCCGCCGCCCGTCGCAGCATTTGGCAGCATCCGCGCTCCAGCCCGCGCATAGCGCCCCGCCTGGGTTTGCGGCTCGTGATACGGCCCGGTGACCTTCTGAACCTGCTCATCGATTTGCGCCGACGTCGGGCCGCCTATGCGCTTGCCCACCCAGTCGAGGCCAGGAATGTTCTCGTACATCCACTGGTCAAGGCCGGTGTTGATGCCCTTCCTGCGGCCGAATTCTGCCAGCTGATGCGCCACTTCCCGGATATCCCCGCCCATGCCGAGGGACCCGGTGACGCCCTGAACGGCACCCGAACCAGCCGACATGATCACGTCGTCGGCCTTGCCTACTTTCGGCTTGCGCGGGGCTTTCCTCGGGAGTTCGGAGACGACTCCGCGCCCCTCGCCGTCGCCGCCGATGAGCACCACAGCTCCTGACGGACCGATGGCATAGCGCCCCTTCAGTTCGGGGTTCTGCGACATGCGGTAGAGGGTCTGACGGTCGCGGGCGACGTAGGGGTTGTCGCGCGTGCCGTAGGGCTTGGAGCGGTCGCCCCGGGCCGCCGCTTCGTTCGCCGCCTGGGTGGGCTTGGGCGGGAACTCCTTGCGCATCACGGCCTCGATCTGCGCATCCCCCATGTTGTCGGGGAACTCGATGATCGAGCCGTCAGGAGCCTGAATGCGCTTCGGCATCTATTCGATCTTCCCGGTAGCGGGGTTGTAGCGGCGGACCTTGCCGGCCTTGCGGGGGGCGCTGGCGGTCGGCTTGGCCGCGGGCTTCGCGGAGTTGCCGTCGCGGGGCTTCGGGCGGCGCGGCGCACCGGTCACGTTGTCGGGGTTCAGCCCGTATTGCGGTGCGAGGGTCCGATAGCGCTCAGCCTGGTCGGCGTAGCCTTCCGTATAGGCGTCCATCGCCGTAGTCGCGGTCTGGAAGAATTCGGTGCGCTGGCGGTCGGTCAGGCGCGTGCCGTCCCTGGCCTTGTTGAACATGTTGCGGATGCCCTCGGGCACGCCGCGAGCGTTCTCGGCCGTCGCATACTCCGTCTCCCGGACAACGGAGGTCGGGTCCAGGATCTTCATGAAGGAGTAGACGAGCGCGATGTCGTCGGCAGCCGTCACCGGCGGCCCCTCGCCCCGCGCTGCGCGTGACGCCTTCTCCGCGATGGAGCCGACCATGCGGATATGGGGCTGGACGGCGGCGAGATTCTTCACCTCGGGCCGATTCCCGAACTGCGAGCGGAGTTGGTTCTCCTGCGTGAATCGCTGACCGGCGGGCTCGCGCGGCGCGTCCTTGGGGTTGCTCGCCACGATGCGCGGGGCGCCCTGCGCCGGGGCGGCCTGCCGACCGCCGAGGATGCTCTGCACGTAGTTGCGGGTCTCGGGGTAGGTGATCTGCTGCGCCCACTCCAGTTCCCGGCCGGGCTCTGGCATACCGAAGCGCTGCACCCACTCGGCGGCCTTCTCGGGACCGGCGTTGTAGGCTGCGAGGGCGACCGCATCGTTGCCGAAGCGCTGGCGCTGTTCCTCGAAATAGGTGCGGCCGAGTAGTTCGTTCACCTCGGGGTCGGTGCGGGCGAGGTCGGCCAGTTCCGGACGGCCTAGCTGCCCCGCGACATAGCGCGCCGTGTCGGGCATCAGTTGAGCCCGGCCGAACGCGCCCTTCGGAGACACCGCGGACTGATTGCCGCCGCTCTCCTGCTGGATCAGGCGGGACCACAGGTCGCCCGCGGGCGCTCCGGGTCCGACATTCGCGCCGATTGCGCCGGTATCGGCCAGGTCCGCGCCATCGGAGAGGGGAACGAAGCGCTTGGCGTTGGCGTCGGCCACGTCCTTGAACGACGGCGGGACCGGTGCGGACACCTGGGTTTCCAGTTGCCCGCCGTTGGCCGTGCTCATCACCGAGCGGTCGCCCACGATGTCGAACTTGGGCGCGGTGATCTGCTCGCCGCCACGCAGGATGGTGGAACCCTGCGCCGCCACGTCCACGCCGTAGATTTCGGAAATCTGCTTCCCGAATTCCTCCCAGTTCGCCATGGCGGCGATCTGCGCCTTGGGGTCCTCGGGGAAGGCGCGCTGCACGAGCTCCAGACGCTGGGCGAGCACCTCCTGCGGATCGGGCGCGTTCACGCGGGCGCGCTCTCGGTCGATGGCGTCGCTGATGGTCATGTCGCCGCCAACCACGCTGTCGAACACGCGCCAGCCCCGGAACTTCTTCTCGCCCTTGCGGGGAGCTCCCGAAGAGAGCGAGCCGGAGACAGGTGCGGCCGGAGCCGCCGGAACTTGTGCCTTGGGGTTGCCCGCGCTCGCCGCCTGCTCGATAGCCTGCCGAGCAAGCGCCAGCGGGTCGATGTCCGGAAGCTGCGAGGAGGCAAGCAGGCCGAGCAGTGGTTTCATTTAGACACCCCGGCGATAGTCGAAGGGTTGGAACTGCGATTGACCCGGCCCGCCATTGCGGAAAGCGCCGCCGAACAGGCCGCCGCCGAACTGGCCGGCCATCTGTGCGCCCTGTGGAGCGAAGCCGCCACCGCCGCGCCCGCCGCCGAAGCCGGCGAACTGTCCGCCCTGCGCATGGGGACCGGGGGCGTTGAGCAGGCCCGGAGGCTGGTAACCGGGAGGCATGGGCGAGACTTCCGGCTGCATCACCTGCGGGCCGTGATTCTGGCCCATGGCCTGCTGGTAGCCCGGAAGCGGACCGCCGAAGTTGTTCATGAAGGTGTGGAACGCGTTCGGCATCTGCTTGGGAAAGCCGCCCATCTGGGGGCCGCCCATGGTCTGCTGGAAGGCGTCGGCCGGCTTGGGCTGGTAGGGCTGCATCATCAGAGGGCTCCGTAGTCGACAGCGAGGAAGCCGCCGATGGACCGGACGGCGTGAGGATCGGTGTTGAGGATCTGCTGGGCCATGACGCCGCGATGGACGCCTTCGGGGGCTCCGAGCGAGCGGCCGAGGTCGTTGTAACGGTAGTCGAACCAGTTCCTGCCCTTGCCGTCCGTGAGGACGTAGGACACGTCCTCCTTCAGGCGGGCGTCGGAGTAGCTGAAGCCAGCCGACACGCCGTAGCCCGACTGCTTGCCCGTGCCCTTGGAATCGACGATGGCGGGGATGCCGCCGAGCAGGCCGCCCATGGTCCCGGCGATCTGGAGCGGCTGGGTCTGCTGGCGGACCCACTCGTCGTAAGCCATGGTGTTGGCGTTCTGCTGGGTGGCCTGGTTCTGCTGGCCGAACATGTTGAGGAGGGCCGCGTCGCCCTGCCCCAGCTGGTTTGAAAGCTGGCCGAGGTTGCCGAGCAGGCCCGCCGCCTGAATGCCCTGCGCATTGCCCTGCAATCCAGCCGACTGGTTGGCGAGCGAGGCCCCCAGCGCATTGCCGATGTCGAACTGCGCGCCCTGCTGGGCGTTCTTGAAGGCGTCGGAGTAGATGCTGTTCAACATGCTCCCGGCCTGCTTGCCGAAGGCGTCGTTGGTCAGGGAGTCCGCGACCCCGTGGCGGGAGCCGCCAAACGCGCCCGATTTCGTCGCGTCGCCCTGCGTGTTGGTGATCGCCATCTCGCGGGCGGTGTTCAGGTCGCGCAGGGCGTTACCGGCCACGTTGGAGGCGTAGGGGTCGATATAGGCCCCCATGTCCGCGCCCTTGAGGGTCCCGGCCTGCACGGTCTGCGGGGAGTAGCCGCCGGCCGCCTTCGCAGCATTGGCAGCGGCCGACACGAGGTCGGAGCCACGCCCCATGTTCGCCTCAGCCGCCGACTGCGCCGCCAGCTGGGCCGGGTCCAGCCCCGCCCCCAGCGCGCCGGTGTAGGCCTGCGGGGTCACGCCTTGCAGCAGGCCCATGGCCGGGCTCAGGACGCTCTCGATGAGCCCCTTCGACCACGGGTCGATGGTGTTGTTCTGGCTGTTCTTGCTCTTGCTGGAAGACTTCGAGCCGCCGAGTGAGAACATTTACGTATCCTTGATGTAGCAGACCACGCGCCGGAAGCCGTGGGGTTTCAGCACGCGTTCCCAGCCGGGCCGTCCCGCGACGATGACCCGCTGAACGCCCTTTTCAGCCTCCGGAAGGAGGGACACGATGTCCTCCATCCGACCGGCGGCGCAGATGATTTCCCGATAGGTCGCGTCCTGGGTGATCGCGGCGCAGTCGGCGGTTTCCCAAAGCCGCGCCTCGCCCTTGGCCACGGCCTCTTCCATTTCCTCCACGGTCGGCTTGTTGAAGCGTGCGAGGTGGGCTTTGGCCCTAGGCGAGAGAGGCAATGATGCGCCTGTGGTTGGCCGAGCGTTCGGGAACCAGTTCCATGACACCCTCCGAAACGTTGACCCGGCAGACGAAGGGCTTGGCGGGGTTCTCGGCATTGGGGAAGGTGAAGGTCGCCACGCCGGTGAAGGGGCCTTCCGAAGCCTCGGGCTCCAGTTCGACGTGATCGGGTAGTGGGCTGGGCAGGTTCTTTCTCATAAGGCGGTCTTCACGAGGTCGCCGGCCGTATCGACCGTGTAGCGGTAGCGCAGGCCGTTCTCGTCGGTGAAGACGATCCCCGCCCCCGCCCCGACTTCGATGTCGGCCCCCTTGGAGTGGGTGTCCGAAAAGGCCCGCTGGATGAGGTCGATCACCTGCTGCCAGATGGTCGCGCTGTATTGCGGCGGGGCAAGCGGGAGCCTCATCGGCGGCCTCGGGGTTTCATGCCGATGGTGATCACGCCCGCGCGGCTGTCGGCGCGCGTGGGGAAGTTGACCTGCATCTCGAACTGGCGGGCGGTGAAGCGGCAGTAGGCCGGCTGGGTGGCGAGCGAGACCGTCGCGAAGGTGGTTTCGGTCCCTTGCGGGGAGTCCTTGCCGTAGAACACGACTTCGGCCTGCCCCATGACCCGCTCGTCCCCGATCACCTCGTCAATGGTGTAGACGTTATCCCCGGCCCCAAGCTGGATCGGGGCGGTGCGCGCGTAGGGAACGGTCGAGCCGTAGTCGAGCCCGGCCTCGTGTTCGTAGACGTAGTTGGCGACGAGCAGGGGATAGAGGAACACGCCCCGCATGGCGCCGGAATAGCGGATGATCTCGTGCGTGGCCCACGTCCCGTTGCGGTAGTTCCAGGCTACGGCGCGGTCATTCTCCGAAGAGGCCGACGAGGGGTAGTGCCACCAGATTTCCCCGAACTCGACGTTGTGCCACGCCGCGACCTTGGACAGCTGGAGGTCGTTGATGTCCGCGAACACGTAGTCCGCCACTTCGCAGGGCATGTCAGAGACCGCCCCGCCGTTGTAGGTGTAGAAGCCGCCCCGACCCATCCAGACGGCCATGCCGTTGAAGGCCACGGCGCAGCCCTTCGAAACAGCGCCAACTTCACCCACCCGCTGCACGCCGTAGACGAACACCCCGCCGAGGTAGGTCATGGCGAAGGTCTCGGTCTGCGAGAACAGCAGGGTCTGCCCGCGGACCGACAGCCCGCAGATCAGGGCGGAGCGGGTCTCGAGGTCGAGGTCGCCCGCCTGATTGGTCGCCGCCGGGGTCCATGTGGTCTCGTCCGCCTGATCGGACCATTCGATGGCCCGGTCCTTGATGGCGACGACGAACTTCTCTTCCGTCACCACCACGGCATTGCAGCCGGTCGGGGCGTTGGTGATGGCGGTCGCCGGGTTGGCGTTCACCAGATCCCAGATGTAGAGCTTGCCGTCGTCCTCCATGCAGCCGACCGGGTATTGGCCGAAGGTGTCCAGCGTCCACATGGAGGCGGGCTGAATGGTCCCGTTATCCGGCCGCGCCGTGCCGTAGGCCCCCGCGCCGTAGTTGCCGTAGCCGTAGCCCGCCGAGGCCGAGGCGTCCGCGCTGCCCGTGGTGAAGCCGGCCGGCGTGATGTCCGACAGGTCGCCCGTGGAGGCCATGGCGTAGAGCTTCTGCTCCGTGCCGATGAGGGCGTGGCGGACGGGGGGCGAGGCGTTGTCCCGCCAGGTCACGATGGCGCGGCCCTTGCCGGTGAGCGTGGAGGTGGACTTGACGCGCCAGCCCCCGATGGGCTGGAGGTCCGGGCCGTTGGGCCAGCGCACGAGGTCGCTGATCCTCCAGCGCCCTTCGTTCTGCTTGTCCGTCCCGATGGCGCGAACGCCCGGCGGGATGCCGAGAGGCTGCCTCACGCGCCGTCGATCACGACGAAGGACACGCCGTCCGGGTCCGTGCCCGCTCCCGAGCCGGAGCCGGCCGCATAGTTCTTGTACCGAAGGACGGTCGTAGAAGTGAACTCGCAGACCACGCCGCCGAACTGTGACGCCGTGCTGTCGTGCGTCGTCACTAGCGCGAGGGCCGTATCCACGTCGGTCACGGGACTGGAAAGCGTGATGTTGTACTCGCCCGCCGACGCGCGGGCGACAGAGGACACGCCATAGGAGCCCGCCTGAAGCGTCGCCGTCGATCCACTGACGTTGAAGCGACCCCGGGCGACGTGGGGGATGCGCGCGTGAACGGCCGTGTCGATGGTGTCCGCGTTGGCGTTCCACTTCGTTCCCCAGGTGTCGGGCGAAGCGCCGGGCTCCGGCTTTACAAGGCCAAGGTTGGTGGTCGTGGTGTCGGCCATGGAGTCTCCATGTGGAAACGGCCCCGCAAAGGGGGCTGTGTCAGGCTCTGGTTGTGGGTGGTCTTAGGCCCGGTAGGCGGTCGCTATGATCGCTTCCCGTTCGGGGAACTTGGGTGTGGGCGAGGCTGCAAGCTCGATCAGTTCGAACCCGCGCAGGAGTTGGGCGTAATCGTGGTCCCAGCCGCGGTCACGGTCACGTTGGGCGGCCTCCTTGGCGAGGACGCCGCGCTCTGAGAACGTGATCGCGCCGCGGATGCCGTCGAAGAACATCTGCGCCTCGGCCGGCGAGAGCTTTCCGATCTGGTTCATGGCGACGATCAGCGTCGTCGGAGAGGCCTCCCGGCGAACGATGGTCATTGCGTCCGCATGGATGAATGCGACGTGGCGGGCTGCCTCGCGGGCTACGTCCAGGCCTTCGGCGGAAGCGTCGGACCCTATCACCGATAGGCCGGTCGCGTTGTGCAGGTGCATCAGGAACTGGCCGGGCTGGACCCTCCCGGATGCAGAGCCGATCTCGACGATCCTTTCCAGTGGCCGAGCGGCCGTCAGCTGCACGACCTGCTCCAGCGCACGGACGTAGGCGGGGCGGGTCCGAATGTCCTCGTATGCCACGGGCTTGGTCACGCCGGCTGCTCCCAGCCCGCCATGATCTCGTCCAGGTCGAGGCGGCGGCCCTTCAGGACCCGCCGGGCGACTTCGATGTCCGCCTCGCTCATTTCCGTCCGCCACTGCCCGATGCTGCCGTTGCGGGCCAGCGGGTGGGTAAGTGTCGGATTCGGGGTCAGCTCGATCTCCACCTGCCGGAACTTGTCGGCGGCTATGTCTGCGATGGTGCGGTCGATCAGCGCGTCGTCCAGAGGCTGTTCGATGAAGCGCACGACCCGGCGGAACACGTCGCCGGGCTGCTGGATCAGCTCTTCGTACTTGACCGGCAGCACCTTGCGATCCGAGGCGATGAGGCGGGTGAACCCGACGTAGCCGCGCGCCCACTTCAGCGCGTAGTCACCGACCACGGCGCTGATGTTCTCGACGTGCAGGCTCGTGTCTACGCGGGACTGATGACGGTAGTGATACTGGCTGACGATGAAGTCGAGCGGGTTACGGGCTTGGGTGATGATCCAGCCGGGGAAGGATTCCAGGCTCCCGAACGCGTGCTGGACCACGATGTCGCGCACGCCTTCGGGAAGCGGCCCGGTAGGCTCGTAGGGTTTGCCCTTGTTGATGTAGTCGTAGCGCCGGTTCGGGTAGGCCTCGTGGGCCTCGCTGCCGAACAGCGCCCGCTCCTCGATCCCGATCAGCCGCCGCAGGTAGTTCACCACGAAGTGGTGCATGTAGTGCGTGCCCGACTTCGGGATCGTGGCCAGGCAGATGAAGTTCGTTTCGTCGATCATGGCGCGTGCTATATCGCGTCCATGGACCGCGATGAACCCGAGCCGGCCGACTTAATCACGCTTCAGGCGCTGGAGGCGCGCGCGGCGCAGATCGCCGATGAAGAGGCGCGCGCCGAGGCCCTTGGGCTGGCGTTATCGACGCCCGTAGAGTCGGACGTGACCGGCCGCGATGTTGGCGGCGCCTGAGTTGACGGTGATTCGCAGGCGGTCGTTCACTTCGGCCACGCCCCGCGTGCCGGCGCGGACTCCGCCCGACCCCTGCGGAATGCCCGTGGCGCCTTCCATGAAGGTCTCCTGATCGGCGTTGTTGAATTCGCGGAAGTAGAAGACGCCGTTGAACACGATGCTCGCCGCCTGAGCAGTATTCTGCATCGTGATCCCGGCCGTGGTGACGGTGCCGTTGCCGATGGACGAGTAGCCGGTGACACCCCAACCCGACTCCGTGCCGACCTGGGCGATCACCGTATCGGTGCCGCCCGCGTCGTGCTGGATGCCCCAGAACCTCAGGCAGAGCTCCCGGTAGCCGCCGAGGTCGTTGAACGCGACTTCGGTCACGTCCTCGGTGTAGTCCCAGGCCCCGATGGGAGCGCCCCAGGTCGACTGTGCTGCGCTGTCGATCTGCATCTTAGGCCGCCGTCGCTTTGATGGTGGGGGGCGTGCCCATGGGGGCGGTGACCTTGATCGTGGCCAAGCCATTGGCCGGGACGAAGTAGTCGCCCGCGGCCGGCACGTCGCCGTTCGTGGTGATGTAGCTGTCCACGCTCGGGATGACCTGACAGACCACCGTGGCGGCGTTCAGCGCGACGGCCGAGGCGTGCGAGGTGGCGCGGTCATACGGGTGCTGCGGCTGGCCGAAGCGGTCCATCTGTCCGAACTCGAAAACCTTGATTGCCATGTCAGTCCTATTCTTCAGGAACGGGGAAGATCTGTTCGAAGTCGCCGAGCGTCACGTCGCCCCGGGCGTAGACGCGCAGCACGGCGCTGGAGCCGGTCATGTTCACCACCCGCAGGTAGGTGGCATAGTCCTCGCCGTAGATGCCGATGGTGACCTTGCCGTCCGTCGCGCCTGTCTCCTCCGGCTTGGTGGTGACCACCTCCAGCGTGGAGCCGAGGTCCAGGCCCGTGGCTGTGGTGCTGGCCTCTTCCGGGGGCTCCGCCGTGGCGTCACCCGCGTTGGTGGTGAAGCGCACGATTCCCATCAGGTTCTGGTTCGAACCGACCAGTTCCAGCCACCCGGCGCCGGAGAGCGTGGCCTGCATCACCCCGCCGTTGCCGTCGATATCCTTGGAGGCAGGCGAGACCCGCGGGCCGGGGTCGTAGAGCGGCCGGCTTAGGATCTCGAACCACCCTCCCCCGCTGGTTGTCCTCTGCGGGATCGTGCTGATGTAGTTCCCCGTTCGGACGGGGTTGCCGTAGACGAAGCCGTCGGCGTTCCAGCCCACGTCCAGGTAGGAGTTCTCGATAGAGCTGACGGCGTTGATGGTCAGCTTTCCGCTGACGCAGTAGACGCCGCGCTGGGCGTGGGTAATGCGGGTCGCAAGCACGTTCGCCACGCCATAGTTGCCGGTCCGCACCCCCGAAGTGCCGCCGGAGAGGAACGACTGATTGACGTTGGCGTAGCTGTCGTTCGCTGCGACGACGGTATGCGTCTTCCCGCCCCCGACACAGCAGCGCACCAGGAAGATGCGTCCGCCCTCCTGCGAGTTGATGACCTCGGCGTTAGACCCGCCTTCGGGGTGCGTGCCGATGCCCCCGCCGCCGTAGCAGGACAGCTGACCGCGGAACGTCCCGTCCATGGGCACGCGGACAACCTTTTCCGGCCCGCCCGCGAACGTGTCGCGCTCCGAATACCAGTAGGAGTTCGGGTGCTTGATGAAGCCGATGCAGCCGGCGTCCGTGTGGTTGCTGTTGTAGCTGAACCCGCAGTTCACGGTGCGGACCATGCCGC